ATCGCCGACACAGTGGCAAATATGCCTTTGGTCGGAATTGTGAATGACTTTAGAACTCGTTTTGCCAGAGCAATCGAAGCCGCCCACGGCATAAAGGAGAACACATGAGTGAATTAAAGAAAGGTTTTTACTTGGTAACAGCGGATGGAATCAATACCATGCTGCGCTGGGACGGTGAAGATTGGGTTGATATGCGCGGCATCCGCCCGTGCTTCAACGAAGTGGTGCAGACAAGGTACTGTGGGGAGAACAACCCAGTGTTTAAGTGGGTTGGGCTTAACTGGGATGACGTGCCTGAAATCTATGTTGGCGATACAGCGTTCTTACATGGAGCACAGTGGGCAGAAGCGAAATTAAAGGAGAAAAATTTTGGGGAATGAACTGAACACGGCATCACGCATTCGGCAAGCACTGCGGCTATTTCCTGATGGTATGGCTGTGAAAGACTTGGCCGAGTACCTAAAGAAGTCGGTGCGCTCTGTGGGCAATTCCTTGCGTGGAATGCCTGACTCTTACATCGATAGGTGGATTGCAAACGATGAGGGTACTGACTACTCGCCTGTGTGGTGCGTGGTGATTCCACCATTGGACTGCCCCAAGCCTGATCTGATTCCCAAGCCGAGGAATAAAACAGCCGCTCAACTTAGAAAGGAACTGCGCAATGAAGGACGGACACAGCCGAAAACGACAGATAGAAAACCTGATCGAAGAGGACATGACACTCTCTTACGCCGAACACAGAGAAGCCCTAACAAAAGTTAGGAATGAAGTCATTGATGAGCTGGCCAACTCAATGGAGCAGTTCAAGTGGGCATTCGGTGGCGACACCGTTGCTAGTTTTCAAGCATATCTAAAGGGGTTCAAAGAATGATTAAACGATGGTTAAGAAGATGGCTACTGCGCGAGAACCTTATTGCTGCTGCCAGACTCGGAGCGCCCGAAGAAGTTAACGGTCACTCGAACCCAGATACTTCACACTGCCGAGTAGGTGTGCTGGAAGTGATGAACGGCAAAGTGTTGGAAGTGTGCTCGTTCAAGCGCAACCCACATGGCCCCGACTGGACTACAACGTACTGGATTCTTGATTCAGAACGACCACTCGCCGAGCAGATCGCATTGGTGCTGACTATGAAAGGACTGGAGAAATGACAACAGGTATTGAGTATCTCAAGCCTGAGAAAAAACGAAGAGGGAGAGGGCTTGGTAAGAAGCCTGCGCTCACTCTCGTGACCGTGCGTTTGCCTGCGGAGGTGATTGAGTTTTTCGAGACCAACTACCCAAACAAGCAAGCGAAAATCCGAGAAATTCTTACCGACTTCATCAACCAAACAGGAGCTAACAAATGAAGAAACAAACCCAAGCCGACAAAATCCGTGCGTATGCTACGGCACACCCAGCAGCGTCAATCGCGGAGATTTCCAAGAAATTGGGCGTCCGTTACCAAACGGTGTACGCGGTGCTCAAGGTCAAGCCAAGCGTGAAGAAGCCTAAGAAAACTATGGAGGTGTTGCAAGGTGAACGCCGTCACCCAGTGACAGGCCAAATTTTGATGCAAGCACGACCAGAGCAACCCCAGATCACAATGGTGGAGCCCAAAGCCGACAACGTCAACCATCCAGCGCACTACACCAAGGGCGGCATGGAGACTATCGACTTCATTGAGTCGAAAGGTTTGAACTATCTGTTGGGCAACGTGGTGAAGTACGTGACCCGTGCCGACCACAAAGGCAACCGCGAGGAAGACCTGCTCAAAGCACGTTGGTACTTGAACCGTGAAATTGCCAAGTTTCAAAAAATCTAACAACAGTTAGGACAAACCCTAGCCCGCCTTGTGCGGGCTTTTTTATTTCTTGACAAAGTCAAAAACTGTGCTATGCTTCGGGTTCGAAAAACAACTGGAGCGTTAGATGGCGTCAACCCCCGAGGTCTTAGTCAAGACCAAAATCAAAAAAATCCTGAAAGAAAACGGCATCTGGTATGCCATGCCAATCGGCACAGGCTTCGGCAATTCGGGTGTCCCCGACTTTCTCTGCTGCGTGAATGGGCGCTTCTTGTCCATTGAAGCCAAGGCCGGCAGAAACATCCCCACTGCGTTACAAGAAAAAAATATGCGAGACATTCGTATCGCAGGTGGAGTCGCGCTTGTGGTCAACGAAGACACTGCGTTGCTGGAACGTACCATTGCGGGGATGAAAAATGTCAATCCTGACGATTCAGCAAATCACAAATGAAGCACTGCGGGTGCTGGAGAAAGCATTTGGGGAAGAGTACAAAACAACATACTACGTCAAGCCAAGCTACGGCAAATACACCGTGTTCAAACGGGAATACATTGGCAAAACATGGCACGTAACAAAGCTGGCAAGAGTAGACAAAACAACAGCCGAGGGCATGATGAAACTTTTAAAAGGAGCTAACGATGAGTGAAGGACTGAACGATGGGGTTCAAATTATTTTGAACCGAATGAAAGACCACCCCGAGGAGTTCTTTGGTGACTCCGACAAGTGGAAGTGGATTTTCAAAGAGACGCTGCGCGAGGTGCTGACAGAGCCCGAGAAGGCCGCGATTCATACAGCCATGAAAGAGGTGCGCCGCACTGAAATCACTGTGCTTGCTGCTGCTACGGTATTGAGGACAAATGAAGAGCAAGAGCAAAGTAAAACAGCCGCACGCGGGTTTGCCCAAGCGCCAGTTAAAAAATCTGGGAGCGCCGTATCATGGAAGTGAACACACCCGAACTGAGCAACGTGGCGAAGGTGCTTATCTCCCGCATGGAGACGCACCCAGAAGATTTTGAACTTGGCGGTAGGTTTTTTGAGTACGCCAATTCGTTGTACGGACTGCACGGCCTACCCTCTGGGTCTGAAGGCAACCACAAACTTTGGGCTTTGAGCGATGCCGACAGGGAAGCGTTGAAAGTTGCGTGGCGCAAGTGGGTGTACACGCGCATGGAGAATGCCGTCCTGACAAAGGTGTTCATGGAGGAGGCGGACTTGGAGCCAAAATATACGGTACCCGCTGGCGGTCGAGTCACATCTACGTCACTCCCACAATGGACAGACCCGCGCCTGATGTCATCCGGTTTGATCGCACAACAGGCCGCAACAAATTTCCCCGTACAGAACGCCACGCAAAACGCTTACCCGCAGACAGCGCAAAACAGCACAGGACTGAATAGCGGTGGTGGGTTCTTCCAAAATATTTTCGGGGGTTCTAAGTGAACATCATCACAGTGGACTTTGAATCTGCGTATGGCGGGGACTTGGGCTTTGCCAAGCAGACGACCGAGGAGTACGTGCGCGACCCCCGCTTTGAAGTTATCGGCGTGGCTGTGCAGGTCAATGACGGTGCGCCCAAGTGGTACAGCGGTGACACCCTCGACGTATACCAGTTCCTGAAAGGGTTTGATTGGGAGCACTCGCTGGCGCTGGCGCACAACGCTGCGTTTGATGGGTTCATCCTGAGCCATGTGTTTGGCATCAAGCCCAAGGGTTGGCTGGATACGCTGAGTATGGGTCGTGCGCTTCACGGTACTGAAGTTGGTGGAAGCTTGAAGGTGCTGGCCCAGTACTACGACCTTGGCGAGAAAGGCACAGAGGTTCACAACTTCATCAACTATTTCCGCAAGGACTTCAGCGAAGAAGAGCTTGCCGCCTACGGCAAATACTGCGAGAACGATGTGGCTTTGACTTGGGCGTTGTTCAACGCGATGAGCGCTGGCTTCCCGCCGACTGAGTTGCGACTGATTGATCTGACAATCCGTATGTTCACCGAGCCAGTGTTGCAGTTGGGCGGGGATATGCTTAGGATGCACCTGCTGTGGGAGCGCAAGCGCAAGGAAGAACTGCTGAACAATTTCAGCAAAGACGACTTGATGAGCAACGAGAAGCTCTCGGGCATATTGATCGCGCTAGGCGTTACACCCCCAACAAAGATTAGCCCCACCACTGGGAAAGAGACCCTTGCTTTCTCTAAGACAGACGAAGCGTTTAAAGCCCTGCTTGAGCATGAAGACCCTAATGTGCAAGCGGTGGTGGCGGCGCGGCTTGGCACAAAATCAACCATCGAGGAAAGCAGGACTGAACGCTTTATCGGCATCGCTAGTCGAGGTGCTCTCCCTGTGCCGCTTAGATACTACGCTGCCCACACAGGGCGCTGGGGCGGTGACGACAAGGTGAACCTGCAAAACCTGCCGAGAAACTCACCCTTGAAGAAGATGATTCTCGCGCCTGATGGCTACCTGATGATTGACTCGGACTCATCTCAAATTGAAGCTCGAACGCTGGCGTGGCTGGCTGGGCAAGACGACTTAGTGGAGGCATTTGATCGTGGCGAAGACGTTTACAAAATCATGGCGGCGGCAATTTATGGAATCCCGATTACCGAGATCACCAAGGAACAGCGTTTCGTCGGCAAGACTACGATTCTTGGTGCAGGCTACGGCATGGGGGCGGCGAAGTTTAAAGCACAACTTAAAAATTTTGGTGTTGAGGTTACGCTTGAAGAAGCAAAGCGAATCATTGATACGTACCGAAGTACTTACCCGAAAATTGCTGCTCTCTGGCGCTCTGCGGGGAAAGCGTTGGAAGCGATTGTCAGGGGGCAGACGACGACTCTGGGTCGAGATGGGGTCTTAAAAATTGAGGGCAAGGACGGCATCAAGCTGCCCAATGGCCTGTACATCCGATACCCCAATCTGCGCAGCAAAGCCGATGATGACGGCAAGATTGAATTGGTCTACGATACCAAGCGCGGCAAAGCTGTCATCCCCAACCGCATCTACGGCGGCAAGGTGATTGAGAATGTGTGCCAAGCCTTAGCGCGTATCGTGATCGGCGACCAGATGTTGCTCGTTGCCAAGAAGTACCGAGTCGTGATGACCGTGCATGACGCGATTGCGTGTATCGTCCCCGAGGCTGAGGTTGAACGTGCGCAAGAATACGTAGAGATGTGCATGAAGATTCGCCCAGCTTGGGCACCCGAGTTACCCCTTAACTGCGAAGCCGGACACGGCAAAAGCTACGGAGATTGTTGATGAGTATTGTTTGGTCTTACAGCAGCTTGAAGACATTTCAGCAGTGTCCCAAGAAGTACTACCACACCAAGGTAGCCAAGGACATTAAAGAGCCTGACACCCAAGCTACGTTGTACGGCAAGCAAGCGCACGCCGTGGCCGAGGAGCACGTAAGGGACGGTGCGCCCGTGCCGCCTGCGTTTGACTACATGAAGGGTACGCTGGACGCCCTCAACAAAATCGAGGGCGAGAAACACTGCGAGGTCAAACTTGGTTTGACGAAAGACTTGCAAGCCTGCGACTTCAGCGCAAAGAATGTGTGGTGGCATGGCATCGCCGACTTGGTTGTGCTCAACAAAGACAAAGGGCTTGCACACTCGGTGGACTACAAGACCAGCAAGAGCGCACGGTACGCGGACGTCAAACAACTTGACCTTGTGGCAGTCGGCATCTTCGCCAAGTTTCCCGAGATTCAACGGGTGAAGTCTGGCTTGGTCTTTGTGGTGAGCAAAGAATTCGTAAGAGCCAAGCACCACCGGGAGATGATTCCTAAATATATGGAGAAGCCAGCGCAAGACGTTGCGCGTATCGAAGCAGCATTACAAAACGGGGTATGGAACCCCGTACAAGGCCCACTGTGCAAATTCTGTGCGGTGAAACAATGTGAGTACAACCGGAGCTAACCATGAATGAAATGACAAACCAAGAAACCGATACCGCGCTGATCTTAGAAAACGAACTCAAGCGCCGTGTGCGCGAGGTAGCGGGGGAGCTGGTTCGTAGCGTTGTGAGGGATGTGATGGCGCAAGAACTTCAAAAGCAAAAAGAAAATATGCTCTTGGAAGTTAGCTTGGCAGTCGGTAAGATGTTGCGTGTGATCGAGGAAGAAGACCGCAGACCCCTGTGGGAAGCAACACCCGAGGAGTTCGGCTTGACCGCAAAAGACTTAAACACCCACATGATTGGAAAGGAATTACCAGATGCCTTACGTGAACAAACCTAGACCCTACAAAAAA